TGATCGCCGCCAAGCCCCGCAAGCTGATCGTCCCGCCGTCGCTGATGTTCGTGGCAACCCGCATTCTGGAAACGGAACTGCGTGTCGGCACCAACAACAACGACATCAACGCACTGAAGAACAACGGTTCCATCCCCGAAGGTTTCCGCGTCAATCACTTCCTGACCGACACCAACGCATGGTTCCTGTTGACCGACGTGCCGAACGGTCTGAAGCACTTCGTCCGCACCCCGCTGGCAAATTCCATGGACGGAGACTTTGATACCGGAAACGTGCGTTACAAAGCACGCGAACGGTATTCGTTTGGTGCCAGTGACCCTCTGGGTGCGTTCGCTTCAAGCGGTGCGTAATCAGTAGAATCAAGCACTTAGCAGTAGGATTAGGCCCACTTCGGTGGGCCTTTTCTTTTGCGTGTTGCGTGTTTAGTGTAGATCATGTATATTACCTGTGTCGTAACCACTATGGAAAAATCATGGACTATCCCAAGACGCGTAAAGAAGCAAAAAAGCAGGGCGCGTCCTTTTATTTGACTGGTCTGCCGTGCAAGCACGGTCATATCGCTTTGCGCATAGTTAAAGGCACATGCGTGGAGTGCCGGAAGCTTGAGTGGCAGCGCAGTAACATAAAGCGTGTGGATTATTTCAAGACGTCCGAGGTGGTCAAAGAGGCCAAACGGCGGTACTACGAGCGTAACCGCGAGTTGGTTATCGCCCGTGCGCAAGCGCGACCGAGAGAAGAGAAAGCGCGTTGGCAGAAAGCGTGGAAAGCCGATAATCCTGATTGGATCGCGGCCAGTAACAAGTCGAGACGGCGCAAACATCGGCTCGCTACGCCCCGATGGTTGACTAGCAAACAAAAACTTGAAATGCGGGAGTTGTATCGAATCGCCCGTGTCATGACCCAAACCACTGGCGAGCCATACGTGGTAGATCACATCGTGCCACTGCGTTCGGATGCGGTCTGCGGGCTGCATGTGCCTTGGAACTTGCGGGTGATCACGCGGGAGGAAAATTTGCGGAAGTCAAACCAACTCGTTGACACCCCCACAACCTCCTGATATAAAGACTGTAGACCCCAGATTTCACTCGTATCGACTGGCTGGGCAGACTTGTTAGAGACGATACGGGGATGTGCTAACACACGAAAGGTAAGACATGGCTATCACCACTCTCGAGGGCCCGGTACGTTCGCTCAACGGCTTCTATACCCAAGGCCCCGGCTCCACCATTGCTCTCTCGACCACCGCTGACACGACCCTGACGCTCGCTCAACACGCAGGTCGCATCCTGACGTTTGCTGGCGGCGCTCTTGCCGGTAACATCACGCTGACGCTGCCCGCGATCAACACCACGGCAGACCCCGTTTCGGCTGGCCCCGGCGCAGACCCCAACACCAGCAACAACATCGGCGTGACGTTCACGATCTGGATCACCGGCACGATCTCGGCCAACTCGCTGAAGATCGGCACCGCCGCTGCGAGCAGCGATGTGTATGTCGGCGCGGTCACCGTGGTCGATTCGGATACCGCTGGCACCATCAACGGCTACGTCCCTGCCGCCACCAACGACTTCATCAACCTGACCTCGACCTCTGGCGGTATCGCCGGTTCTTGGCTGGTGATCACTTCGCTGGCTGCTGACAAGTATGCGGTCAACGGTGTGCTGCTCGGAACGACGCCCGCTACCCCGTTCGCTGACTCCTAATAGGGGGGTTTCGTGAGACCAATTCGAGTAACGGTTAGCTCGGCGGCTGCGTCCAACGTCATTCCGTTGGATCAGTATATTTCGCCGTTCAACATCGGTCTTGGCGTCAGTCTCAGTGCGGGTGCTTCCTTGACGTATACGGTTCAGCATACGTTTGATGATGTTTTTTCGTCTACGTTTGATCCGGCGACGGCCAACTGGTTTTCTCACGCAACGATGGTCAGCAAGACGACCTCGTTCGATGGAAACTACGCCTATCCGGTGACGGCGATTCGGCTCAATGTCACCGTGTACACCAGCGGAAGCGCCACTATGACTGTCGTGCAGGCCGGTATCCCCAACGCATAGAGGCGAACATGAACTTGAACCCCAAAGAGCTTCAGAAGTTTTATGATCTCTGGTCGCCTATGTTGCTGGCGCTTCCGGCTGTCATCGAAGCTGCTGAACGCGAAGATGAGCTGAAGCGTGGCGTCACGATTCTGGAGAGAAATCTGCAGAATATCCAGACTCAGATCGCTGACGAAGAAGCCCGCATCGAGCCCGTCAGGAAAGAGGTCGATGACCAGATCAGTCAGCTTCGTGACCTGAAGGCTGAGGCGCAGCGCGGCTACGAGCAGTACGTTGCTGATGCCAAGGCTCACATCGTCAAGATTGACGAAGAAACCGAAGCTGAGGTCGCTCGTATCAAGGCGGAGGTATCTGCCGCCAAGGCCGAGCTGCAGTCCGCAGAGCGTGAAGTCGTTGTTGCAAAAGCCAAGGCCAACGCCGAAGCCAAGCAGCAGAAGGCCGAACTCGAAGCGGAGATTGCCGAGCTTGAGACCAAGAAGAAGTCCATCGAAGACGCACTCGAAAGCCTGAAAGCGAAGATCGGTTGATATGGTCGGAGTAGTCGGCAGTGGCATGAGCTACTACTATGACGGTGACAGTGCCGAGCAGGAGTTTTCGCACATCGTCGGCACCGTTACCGCCTCCGGCGACACGACCATCTACACCCCCGCTTCTGGCAAGAGAATTCGACTGAGATGGCTTTACGCCATCAACGACCCGGGCTCCGCTGCCTCACCCCTGATCAAGATATTCCTCGGGGCGGAAGAGAAGTATCGTGTGTATGCGGTCAGCAAACGGCAACTGACAACCGGCCCTGTTGATGGGTCTTTGATCGTAAATTTGAGTGAAGCCGCCGAGGTGGCTGTCACATTTCTTTTAGAGGAAATCTGAAATGCCAACCGCTTCTTATGCCAAATACACCTCCGGTGTAGAGTTTCTTGTCGAAGGTATCAACGCTGGCTCCGATGCGTGGAAGGTTGCCCTTTCAAACACGGTCAACGTCGCTGATACCACCTTCACCCCGGGCACGACCGATCTCGCCACCGGCAACGGCTACACGCAGGGCGGCAACGCCGCAACAACTTCGTCCTCCACACAAACTGCTGGCACCTACAAGCTGGTGCTGAACTCTCCGGCAACGTGGACGGCCACTGGCTCCGTTGGGCCGTTCCGCTACGCGATCCTTTGGGACAGCACCACTTCGCAGCCAATCGCTTACTGGGACTACGGCTCGTCCATCACGCTGACTTCCGGCGATACGTTTGCCGTGACGCTGGATGGCACCAACGGAGTCTTCACGGTTGGCCCATAATTTCTCAGTAACTTCTGACGCGCCACACGGAGTTACCTTTTCCTGCTCCGTGTGCGGGGTCGTTCTCGAATTCGTCCATACGGATTACGGTTCACCTAACCCGGTTTCTGATGGCTCTGGCTCTTGGCTTGTTCCTGAGCCAGTCGATGGTTGGGCAGGCACCTGCATAGAATGAAGAGCGTATTCTCAGGAAACACCGTTGATCTCGACAAATATTTGTTGAGGTCTACGCCATCTCAGAAGCTGGAACGATGGCTCGGGACTGAGACCGTCGAAGGCATTTCGATGAAGATGCGGAATTGGTATGGCCCACCGATTCCTGTTGCCGGTGTTCCGGGGAGGGTTTATGCCTGTGCGGATGGAGATTTCTGCGGCCCTATTCGTGGCGGTTACTTTGGTAATCTTCTCGAATTCTCTGCTGCGCGAGTTCGGAGCTTCTTGCGGGATGTTGGACGCCCCCAGTATCAGCTCAACGCCGGTTTTGCCTCGTTGCAGGCCCTTATTGATGACGTAGAGCTTTATGGTCTTGGTCAGAAGTTTAACTTCTACAAGACCGGCGTTACTCAGCCAGCAACTTCTGCTTCTGGGTGGCTATTTTATCGAGGCCCTGTTCCCGTTGGCGCAAACGCGCCGGGAGCTACCGCAAATGACCCCGGGGGCACCGTCTACACGAACACATCTCTTGGCGGTTTCCGTCAAAAGTCTGACGCGGGAACAAACACCACATTCTTCATCAGTGGCGCTGGTATTGGCAATCAGACCGCATCCAATGGTTCTTTAATGTTGGTGGACTACCTGTGGGACGTCAACCTCAACTACAATAATACAAACAATTCCATCACCGGGGTTCCCACCCGGTATCAGACCGCGACTACGGCTCCGGGCAATTTCATGTCCGGCGACACAACTGTGGTACTCGGTGCCACAGCGGCGAACATTCAGCTTACCTATGTGGATCAGGACGGTAATGCCGCTGAGACTGCTCCCAACCTTTCGATCAGGATCAACTCTGCAGTCGGCACCATTCCACACACAGCTCCGGTTTGGTTTATCCCGCTGAATGCCGGTGATACCGGCCTGAGAAGGGCAACAAACATTGCCTTCACCAACGGTAACAATGGATATGTAGCCCGTATGATCGCCCATCCTTTGGCGATTATTCCGGTCAATCAACAGGCAGCGACCTCCGGCCAAGCATGGTCTGTGATTGATGGCGTCAACAGCGCGTTTCAGTTCGAGCGTGTATATAATGGTGCCTGTTTGGCCCTAATGGAGTTCTACAAGGGCGGAACCACCGCCACCTCCTACACCGGAACCATAATGCTTGCGAGCGGCTAATGAAGACCATATTCAGCGAAAATACCCTCGATCTCGACAAGTATCTGGTTCGCGCCACCCCGGCACAGAAGCTGGAGCGTTGGCTGGGCGCAGAGGAAGTCGAGTCTATCTCGAAGCGGATGAAGGGCTGGTACGGCCCGCCTATTCCTGTCGCTGGCGTTCCCGGTCGCGTATACGCCTGCGGTGATGGTGATTTCTGCGGCCCGATCAAGGGCGGCTACTACGGCAATCTGGTTGACTACATCGCCGGACGCACGAAGAAAGCCACCCGGCTCCGTCATGGCAGTTTAAACGCAGGGTTCACTTCCCTGTCCGACATGATCTCGGAAGCCACGGTCAGCAGCAAGAAGCAGGTTCGGATGTATCAGAAGGTCGGCGTTGCTGCTCCGGCAATCGGTTCTTCGCAATGGCTGTGGCCCCAAGGATCGTTGCCTTCAGCCGCCTCAGTTGCGGCAGCGGCTCCGGGTGGAACCGCATACACCAACTTATCCGCAGGTGCATTGGAGCAGTTCGATGCCGGTGCCGGTGATACGCTCCACTTCGTCAACTGGATTGGCACCAATACTCTCGCTGGCGGCACCAGCCTGATGCTGGTCGATGTGTTGTGGGGTGCCAACTTCAACCACGCGACCGCCACCGCCGTCACTGTAACCGGTGTTCCGACGCGATATCAGACGGCAACAACCGCCCCGGGTAACTTCATCTCCGGCAACGTCACGACAGTTCTTAATGCTACAGCGAGTAACCTTGTCCTTACTTATGTGGATCAAGACGGTAACGCTGCTGAGAACGGTGCTGCCCAAGCAATTCGGGTGTCTTCGGCGGTCGGCACGATTCCGTATACGCAGCCTGTTTGGTTTTATCCCCTGAACGCTGGTGATACCGGATTAAGAAACATCACTACTTTCGACCTGTCCGCCGCACAAACCGGTAACGTGGATCATATGATCGCGCATCCGATTGCGCTGCTTCCTGCTGCTGGGGTGGCTAATCAGTCTGTTCTTCTTGATGGTATTAACTCCTCGTTCAATCTTGAACGCATTTACGATGGCGCGGCATTGTCGTTCATTGAGTATTTCAAGAGCGCCACAACTGCAACGACCTACTCTGGATTTATTACGTTTCTGAGCGGTTGATACGCTGAGGGAGGCCCATGACAAACAGGGTAGTATCCCCAAGCGGCGTAGCGGTATTTCTTCAGAACGACCAGCGTGCGCCTAGCTGGCAGTGGCAACCCGGAACCGCAGGACACGATCCTAATCCGCCGATCAACATCGAAGATGTTGGGCCGGTTGCGTACACGCTTACGGCCAATGCAGGCTCTTACGCCTACACCGGACAGACAGCAACTCTCGGGAGGAGCTACTCCCTCACCGCTAACGCGGGTTCCTACGCATACACGGGTCAGACCGCCACCCTAAAGCGCGGGTATTTCCTCGTATCCAATGCCGGTGCATACGCTTACACCGGCCAAAATGCAGTCATAAATGCTGCTCGGAAGATCACTGCCAACGCGGGCAGCTATGCCTATACCGGCCAGACAGCGAGCCTCAATCGAGATTACGCCCTTACCGCCAGCGCGGGCAGTTACGCCTACACGGGGCAGACCGCCGCCCTCAGCGCCGCCAGAGCGATCACGGCAAATGCCGGTAGCTACGCTTACACAGGACAGTCGGCAACATTAGGTCAGGGAAGGCTGCTCACCGCAAACGCAGGAAGCTATGCGTATACAGGTCAGACCGCAGACCTCACCTACACTCAAGGGAACATCAATTATTCCCTGACGGCCAACGCTGGTGCATACGCTTACACCGGCCAGAATGCCGTTCTGGCAAGGGGCCTGTTCCTTTCGGTCAATGCCGGGAACTACCCATACACCGGGCAGGCCGCAACTCTCGGAAGAAGCTATGCCCTGACCTGCAATGCCGGGGCCTACGCATATACCGGGCAGAATGCTGCGCTATCCAGAGGTCTGTCCATTGCCGCCAGTGCGGGCTCGTATGCCTACACCGGTCAGAATGCCGTCCTGTCCCGGGGTCTCTCCCTTTCGGCCAGCGCCGGAAGCTACCCCTACACGGGTCAGGCAGCGACACTTGGCCGGTCACAGGCTCTTACCGCGAATGTTGGTTCCTACGCCTACACCGGTCAGTCAGCGATTCTGCGTGTTGCACGGGGGATTATTGCCAACGCAGGGTCGTATGCCTACACGGGCCAGACTGCGACGTTGGGACGCAGCAGGGCGCTTTCTGGCAACGCTGGGGCCTATGCTTACACCGGGAAGAACGCGACCCTCGTTTACTTCTCGCCATACCCCGCTGAATCGGATGTTCGGCTTGGAGTTGTCTACGGCCCGGGCGGCATTTATACAGGCACTTACGCCCCTCCGCCGAGCAAGCAACCGCTCTATATCTTTGATGATTAAGTAAGTTGCATCTTGGCTTGAAATACGGATAATACGATCAGAGAATACCCAACATACGGGGAACCAATGCAAAACCAGAAAGGGTTTGACCTTGTAGGCAAGAAGCTCATGATCGGGCTTCCGGCGTACGACCACAAAGTGGGGGTCAAGATGGCGGTGTCGTTGATGAAGCTGGCTCAAAAGGTGCTGGAGCATGGCATCTCGATTCAGGTCAGCAGCATTTGTGGGTGCTCCGTGGTGACACGCGCACGAAACATGATCGCTGACGAGTTCATGAAATCGGATTGTGACAGCTTGCTGTTCATCGACGCCGACATGACCTTTGAGCCCGATGCGGTGATCCGCCTGCTGGCGTGGAACCAGACCAAACCGATTGTCGCCGGAGCCTACGAGGCCCGCAAAGAGGGCAAGGTCTACATCCTGTCCTTGGAAGGCGACGAGAACAACATCCAAATGGATCAGATGGGTCTTGTCAAGGCGCACCGCGCTGCGACCGGGTTCATGATGATCCAGCGCCAAGTCTTTGAGAAGCTCCGCGACCTCCATCCGGAGTGGGAGCACAAAGACACCAACAGTGACAATATGCTCTACGCGTACTTTGATTTCAAGCTGACCCGGGAAGGCTACATCGGAGAGGACTTCCTCTTCTGCGACCGCGCCCGCGAGGCTGGCTTTACGGTGTGGATTGACCCGACCGTCGCGCTCGGTCACATGGGCATCCACGAGTTCAAGAGCCACTTTGGCAACGATGTCCTCTACCCGTCGATGGAACGCGCTGCAGCTGCAGCAGACGAAGAGGGGGAATTGCGGGTGGCGTATGGCTAAGAGTCCCGCATGGCAACGAAAAGAAGGCAAGAATCCGAAGGGCGGTTTGAACGCGAAGGGGAGGGCCTCTTACAACGCGGCCAATCCCGGAAAGCCCGGATTGAAAGCGCCGCAACCCGAGGGTGGCTCAAGGAAAGACAGCTTCTGCGCCAGAATGTCTGGCATGAAGAAGAAGCTGACATCCAAGAAGACAGCGAATGATCCGAACAGCCGTATCAACAAAAGCCTCCGGGCTTGGAAGTGCTAATTCAAGGAGTAAGCTATGGCGGCACAAGTTGAAGTCCCGAAGGGTAAGGCTCTCGAAGATTTGCGTCGTCAACGTGATGACCAGCGGCAGATGAAAGCCGAAGAAAAAGCCGGAGCGCCTATGGGCAAGAAAAAAGGCGGCTCCATTCGGGGCGGCGGGTGTGAACAACGTGGTAAGACCAAGGGCCGGATGCTCTGATGCCTTCCAAGTCCCAGTCCCAACACAATCTCATGGCCGGGGTGGCGAACAACCCCTCGTTTGCCAAGAAGGTTGGGATTGACCGCAAGGTCGGGGAAGAGTTTTTGAAGGCGGATCGCAAGCAGAGGGCATTCATGGCCGGTGGGCGGCAGACGCAAGCCAAGATCAACAAGGCGAATACAGCACACGGCAAGCTCGATCTGCCGTTTCATTCCGTGAAGTCCAACGCAAAGGGTGGTGAAATGAAAGAGTCCAAAGCAATGATGAAGAAAGAGCTGTCGTTCATGCAGAAGAAGGGCGCTCCGAAGTCGATGATCAAGCACGAGAAGGCCGAAGCCAAAGGCATGAAGTTTGCCAAGGGTGGTGGCATCGAGTCTCGCGGTAAGACCAAGGGCAAGATCATCAAGATGGCCAAGGGCGGTCGGTCCTGCTGATGCGCCCCTCTCGCGGCATGGGGGCGATTGCCCCCAGTAAAATGCCCAAAACCCGGACCGTGAAGAAGCGGGACGGGGATGAGCCGGTGAAGCTCTACAAGAAGGGCGGGGAGACCCGCGTCAATGAAGCTGGCAACTACACCAAACCCGGGATGCGGGAGTCGCTGTTTAAGAGCATCAAGTCTCAGGCGGTGCAGGGTACCAAGGCAGGTCAGTGGAGCGCCCGTAAGGCGCAGCTTCTGGCCAAGCAGTACAAGTCAAAAGGCGGCGGGTATAAGGGATGAAAGCTCCCCAGCAAAGCCTGAAGGATTGGACTGCCCAGAAGTGGCGTACCAAGTCCGGGAAGCCCTCCAGCAAGACGGGAGAGCGGTATTTGCCTGCCGCTGCGATCAAGTCGCTCAGTTCCGCTGAATATGCTGCCACCACCGCTGCGAAGCGCCGTGGCAAGCAGGCGGGCAAACAGTTCGTGGCGCAGCCCAAAGGCGTCGCTAAAAAGACCGCGAGGTTTCGGTAATGGCCGCAAAGACCACTGACACGACAGCCTTTAACCTCGACCTGAACCAGCTGGTCGAGGAGTCGTTTGAACGCTGCGGGGCGGAACTCCGCTCCGGCTATGACCTGCGCACTGCGCGGCGGTCGCTCAATCTGCTGACCATCGAGTGGGCCAACCGGGGGCTGAACCTGTGGACTATAGAGCAGGGGTCTCAGGTGCTGACCTACAACGTGGCCGACTACGACATGCCGGTGGACACCATCGACCTGCTGGATCACGTTATCCGCACCGGCACCGGCACCAACCAGACGGACATCAACATCTCCCGGATCAGCGTGTCCACCTACGCGACCATCCCCAACAAGAACGCCACGGGTCGTCCGATTCAGGTGTGGTTCCAGCGTAAGACTGGTGCGACCGACTCAACCAACGTCATTGAATACCCCCAGATTCACATCTGGCCGAAGCCGGACAACTCCCAGACCTACACCTTCATCTACTGGCGGCTGCGGCGTATGCAGGACGCTGGCAACGGTATTAACGGTCAAGACATCCCCTTCCGGTTCCTGCCGTGTATGGTGGCGGGGCTGGCCTACTACCTGTCCATGAAGCTGCCGTCGGTTGACCCCCAGCGCCGGATGGAGCTGAAGGCTGACTACGAGCAACAGTTTGCCCTCGCTGCCGAGGAAGACCGGGAGAAGGCTCCGGTTCGGTTCGTACCGCGCCAGATGTTCTGGTGACCTGTGCCAAACCAGTTTTCTTCTGGCAAGAACTCGATAGCGGAGTGCGACCGCTGCGGGTTCCGGTACAAGCTCAAGCAGTTGAAGCAGCTGATTATCAAGACCAAGAATGTGAATATTCTGGTCTGCCCGTCGTGTTGGGAGCCTGACCAACCGCAGCTGTCGTTGGGCCTGTACCCTGTAAACGACCCACAGGCGGTGCGTAATCCCCGCCCGGACGTGAGCTACCGGACGTCAGGCGTTACCGGGCTGCAGCTGACCCCCTCAGATACCGGGACACCGGCGGGTGGTAGTCGTATAATCGAGTGGGGTTGGGCTCCGGTCGGCGGAGCTAGGGCGAATGATTACGATCTGACCCCCAATTCGCTGTATCCGACCATTTCATTGGGCACGGTTACCGTGGCCGTAACTTAGGAGTGTCATATGGACGCCAAGAAAGCAGTCAGGAAACACGAGCAGAACATGCACCCGGGCAAGAAGCCGACCTTCAAAAAGGGCGGCGTCACCTCTTCCGCAATGAAGGCCGTTGGCCGTAACATGGCCCGTGCCAACAACCAGAGGAGCAAGTGATGGAAAAAATCAAGAGCGTCAAAGTCCCGCAGATCGGGGTTGTCGGCGCAGAGTCCTCGCTGAACACGCTGAACATCGCGGCTGGGTTTGTGGGTAAGGACAGCCCTGCTGCCCCCAAAACTTCCGGCATCAAAATTCGTGGCACCGGCGCAGCTACCAAGGGCGTGACGGCACGAGGCCCGATGGCTTGAGGCAAGCATGAACTACTCGACACTGTTTTCGTCCATCAAGGGGTATCTTGAAAATGATTTCCCGAATACCAGCTTTACTGGTAGCACCGGATCGACGGTCGAACTCACCAGTGCCGAGCAGATCAACACCTTCATCACGCAGGCCGAACAGCGAATCTACAACACCGTCCTGTTCCCCGCTCTGCGGAAGAATGTTACCGGCTCTACTTCGGCCAACATCAAGTACCTGAACTGCCCGACCGACTTCCTCGCTGTGTATTCGATGGCGGTGGTGGACGGCACCGGTGCCTACAGCTACTTGCTGAACAAGGATGTCAGCTACATCCGCGAGGCTTACCCTGTCCCCACGGACACGGGCCTGCCCGCTTACTACGCGATGTTCGGGCCGGTATCCACGGACGAGACCGAGCTGACGTTTATCCTTGGGCCCACACCTGCCGCCGTTTATACGGTCGAGCTGCACTACTTCTACTATCCGGAGTCGATCACCACGACCGTCAGCGGCTACACATGGTTGAGTGAGAACTACGACCCCGTGCTGCTCTACGGCTCCTTGGTGGAAGCCTATACCTTCATGAAGGGTGAGCCCGACCTGATCGCCGCTTACGAGAAGAAGTATCAGGAATCGCTAATGATGGCCAAGCGTCTGGGCGATGGCATGGAGAAACAGGATCAATACCGGAGCGGGACGCCTCGCGTCCCTGTAAGCTGATATGGCCTTCACCGGCAACGCACTGTGCAACGTCTTCAAGACCGGCCTGCTGGACGGCACCTACGACTTCGGCACGGGCACGACTGACGTCTACAAGATCGCGCTCTACACCAACGCTGCGACTCTGGACTCCGATACGACCGCCTACACGACCACCGGTGAGGTTACGGACTCCGGCTACACCGCTGGTGGTGCAACCTTGACCATCAACCAAGTGCCGACCATCGGGGCTCAGACCGGAGGCGGTGCTTCAGCGTATATCTCGTTCTCGGATGTGTCGTGGTCTGGTGCGATCACTGCCCGTGGGGCTCTGGTCTACAAGTATAATGGCACGACCAATCCGGCGGTCTTCGTTCTGGACTTCGGTTCCAGCAAGACTTCCACGGCTACGTTCCAAGTGCAGTTCCCGACAGCATCCAGCACATCAGCGATTCTGCGGCTTGCATGACCAAGACGTTTAAACATCAAAGAGGCTAATATGGCACTGGTGACTACGACGAAGGGTGACATGGAAGAGTCCCTTCTTGAGAAAAAAGAAGGCATGATCGAGAACGACCATGAGATCACCCAGTGGGTTGAGTTTTGGCATGAAGGTGAGTTGGTGCATCGCTCGGTTCATGTCACCCTGAAAAAGAACGTATTTGCTGACGGCGTAGCCGCGATGATTGCCTAATTTAAAAGGAGTTTGACATGGCCAACACACAAGCAATGGCTACCTCGTTCAAAGGCGAGCTGCTTACTGCAACCCACAACTTCGGCACCGCACCCACTCGCGGAACGTCAGCCGCAGACTCGTTTAAAGCGGCACTGTATCTCGCGTCTGCCACCATCAACGCCAGCACCACGGCTTACACGGCTACCGGCGAAGTTTCGGGAGCGGGTTATTCGGCTGGCGGTGTTGCTATCACCGCATGGAACGCCCCGACGACCTCGGGCACCACCGGCTTCACCACGCCCACAGCCAGCATCACTTACACCTCTGTTACGCTGACCACCGCTTTCGATGCCGTGCTGATCTACAACAGCACACAGAGCAACAAAGCAGTGAGTGTGCATACGTTTGGTTCGCAGACGGTGACTGCTGGTACGTTCACGCTGACGATGCCTGCCAACACATCAACGACGGCACTTATCCGACTGGCCTAACTCGGGAATGGGGGAGTAATCCCCCTATAGCGCATGTTTAGCTACGCCCCGTTCTCAGCGGAGCCGTTTAGTGCGCTATCCGCCCAAACCTCTACAGCCGCCCTTGCTGATGTATCGGCTACTGGAGAGGTCGGCAACGCGACCGCCGATATATCGGTAAGCATCACCGGTAATGCTGCGACCGGTGAAGTCGGCAATGTAACTCAGTCCTCGTCCTGCGATTTAAACAGTGTCACCTCAACCGGTGACATCGGAACTGTATCGCCGTCCACCACGGTAGATGAGAACGGCGTAGAGGCGACAGGAGCGGTTGGAAGCGGCACCGCAGAGATATCAACCAGCGTCACCGGTAATGCCGCTACAGGTGATGTCGGCAGTGTCACCCAGTCTTCGTCTTGCGCCTTAACCAGCGCCACCTCCACGGGAGCGGTAGGCAGCGTAACACCAAGCGCAGACACCAGCATATCCGGTGTTGCCTCAACAGGCGCAGCAGGGAATGTCACCGGTGAGGTCGCCCCCGCTATTACCGGAAATGCGGCCACTGGCTCAGTAGATAGTGCCACCGTATCAACAACGGTGGAGATCAGTGCGTGGGGTATTGTCGGCGCATTCAGTGATGCGCCATTTGCAACCGCACCGTTCAGTGGAGACGCGATACCGCCCGGGGTATATGCCCAATCGCAGGTGGGCGATGTTGTTGCCGTCATCACCTATGAAGCCGCCCTCACTGGCGTTGAAAGCACCGGCGGGGTCGGCAATGTAACCCCCAGCACATCCGTAGCTCTTACTGGCGTAGAGGCAACCGGCGCTGCTGGTAATGTCACTGCGAACACCGATGTAGCGATCAGCGGGGTAGCGGCAACTGGTGAGGTCGGTAATGTAACGGCATCACCCTCATTTTCTATCTCCGGGGTAGAGTCTACCGGTAGCGTTGGGAATGTAACCCCATCGACGGATGTTGCTTTAAACGGCGTTGAATCCACCTGCTCGGTTGGCGACGTCACTGGGTCTACGTCTGAACAGGAAGACGGGGTAATTGCCACAGGTCAGGTTGGCAATACCGGAGTTGAGATAGATGTCTCGATCTCCGGGGTAGAGGCCACCGGTAGTGTCGGCAGCGTATCCGTAGACCTTAGTGTTGAGATCAATAGCGGCTACGAAGGCGCTGGTGCCTTCAGTGATGCTTCGTTCTCCTTCGCTCCGTTCGGCGGCTATGCTGGGATGCCGTTGGTTCAGGCTACCGGTGAAACCGGGGAAGTGGTTGGCGAAAAGACGTTCCCGATCACCGGCGTAGATACCACCGGAGAAGTCGGCTATGTAACCCCTGAGAGAGACCTGACCGGTGTAGAGGCTACCGGTGCCATTGAAGATGTCACCACCAGCCGTGAGGTTGGTATCAATGGTGGATACGATGGTGCCGGAGCGTTCAGCGACTCCCCGTTTGCGTTTGCTCCGTTTGGCGGCTACGCGGAGATGCCGCTCGTTCAGGCATACGGTCAGGTTGGCGAAGCCACAGTCGATATCTCGGTTGCCATCAGCGGCGTGGAAGCCACTGGTGAGGTTGGGTATGTAACCCCGGAGGCAAATCTCACCGGTGTTGAGTCCACCGGAGAAGTCGGTAGCGTTACCCCATCTATCACCGTGGAGATCAATAGCGGGTATGAGGGTTTCGGTGCCTTCAGTGACTCGCCCTTCGCCTTCACTCCGTTCAGCGGCTACGCGGGGATGCCGTTCGTCCAAGCGGAAGGGCAGGTAGGCGACGTATCCCAAGAGGTCTTGGTAGATGCGGTCGGCGTTGAGTCTACCGGCGAGACCGGAACCTTTTCCGTTGATCACACAAACGATTTAAACGGTGTAGAGGGAACCGGTGAGGTAGGGGACGTCACCGGAGGGGCAGACCTGACCGGGGTAGAGGCCACAGGTGACGTTGGCTCCGTAGAGGTCAGTGTCGAGGTCGCCATCACAGGCAATGAGGCTGCTTGCTCGGTTGGGGATGTGGGACAAGCGGCCTCTGCATCCATAACCGGAGTATCCGCCACCGGCGCTGTGGGCGATTTTGAGAAGTTCATGCAGGTCGTTCTCCGGGGTGTCCGGGCTGTTGGCGAGGTTGGGAACGTCGAGCTGCCTCCCATCTGGTTTGAGATCGACACGGTTCAGGTGCCGAACTGGGGGCCTGTCCCTGCGACGGCTGAAGCTGGATGGGGGGTTATCTCCACTCCGCAGTCTCCGGGATGGGTTCTGGTGGATACCGGGGCGGTATCTGGCGGCTGGGCTTCGGTAGCAACCCCGATGACCACGGTATGGTCACTGATCAATACGGGAGCCGTTTCCGGTGGCTGGGGCCCGATATCTACCCAACAGGGCGCTGGTTGGACTATTATCCCGACTGAAGGTGTCACTGGCGGGTGGGGTACAATCGGCTCTCAGCAGACTCCCGGATGGACTTCGATCCCGACAAGCGGAGCAAGCGGTGATTGGTCTGAAATAGATACAACGCAGGATGCAGACTGGGAAGAGGTAATAACATGACAAGAGCGGCTCTACTTGCCATAATATGCCCGGTGCAACCTGTATACCTCAACTTACTGATATGTAAGGATTAGATATGGCATTCGCGCTCAGTGATCGAGTCAAAGAAACCACAACCACCACCGGAACCGGCAACATCACGCTGGGCGGCGCAGCCACCGGGTATCAGACATTCAACAGTGGCGTAGGCGTTGGCAACACGGCCTACTACTGCATTGCGGGTCAGGGAACCTCGGAGTGGGAAGTCGGCTTCGGCACCCTGTCCGCTTCCACGACCCTTGCGCGAACCAAGATATTCGCATCCTCTAACGCTGGCTCTGCAGTCAACTTCTCCGCTGGCACCAAGGATGTGTTCGTAACATTCCCCGCAAGCGCAGGTTACTCTGGAGCCAGTGCGCAACTATTCACGGCAAGCGGCACCTTTACGATCCCGAATGGCATTACGCGGGTCAAGGTTACTTTGGTTGGCGGTGGTGGCGGCGCTGGCGGCGGGCAAGACGATGGTTGCACTGATGAAGCCGGTGGTGGTGGTGGTGGCGGTGGCACAGCAACAAAGTGGTTCACCAGTCTTACTCCGGGAAACACACTGACCGTGACGCGGGGCGCTGGAGGCGCTGGCTCCACCTATAATTCTAGTTCATATGGCGTCACTGGCGGAACATCTTCTGTTTCTTCCGGGACTGAAACCATTACAACCGTCTCCGCTACAGGCGGCGCTGGCGGTCAATTCGGTGCCACTGGCGGTGGCGCTGGTGGCGCTGGCGGAACTGGTTCTGGCGGTGATTTAAACCCGAGCGGCGGTGGGGGCAGCAAGGGCGGCGTTGGCGGAGGTTCTTCACTAGGTGGCGGAGGTGGGGCACCGAGCGGTGCTGGTGGCCTCTACGGCGGCGGTGGTGGTGGCGGCAATACAAGCGGCACTGGCGGCGCTGGTGCGAACGGCATAGTCTTTTTTGAATGGTGATATATGAAAGCACTCATCTCAACTACAGAACCTCGTGAATCCGGCTACCGTGTTGCTCAGGTAGAGGCGGACGAAAATATCTTCCCCGTTGCTCCTGAACTGTTCTGGACTGATTGCCCGGATGACCTGAAAGCCGATCAAAAGTGGTATGACCCGGCTGATCAGCAGTTCAAAGATTTCCCGGTGCCTGAGCCGCTGCCGCAACCGCAGACCGAAGGCACACAACCGCTGTGACTATCCGCGTTGCCCCAGCGCACAGCTTCACCTACGATGGCGCGATAGTGAATGTCTATCATGCCAACAAGGGTGAAGGCTTACCAAAGCACGAGCATGTGTATTCCCATGCCACGTTCTGTGCCGCTGGCTCCTGTGTTATCAGGAAGGAAGGGCGTGAAGTAGTTGTGGTGAAGCAAACCCAGCCGTTGAATCTCATTGAGAACGAGTGGCACGAGATTGAGGCGCTGGAAGACGGCACGGTGTTCATCAACGTATTTTCGGAAACCAAACGATAGCCTAGATAAAGGCGGGAGAACCCATGCCCGGATCGACCTACTCTACCAATCTCAAGATCGAGCTGATTCCGCTCGGTGAGCAGTCTGGCACTTGGGGCAACACCAACAACACCAACCTTGGCACGGCGCTGGAACAAGCCATTGTGGGCTATGGCAATCCGAACTTCACTTCCGATGCCAATCTCACGATCACCCTGACGGATTCCAACGCCTCCCAGACGGCGCGTAACTTCGCGCTGAATGTGACGTCATCGGGGCTGCTGACGGCCACTCGTGAACTGATTGTCCCGACGATCCAGAAGCCCTACCTGATCTTCAACAACACCAGCGGAAACCAGAGCATCACGGTTAAGACCTCTGCTGGCACCGGTGTTACGGTAGCCAACGGCACCTACATGCTGGTCTACGTTGATGGCACCAATGTTGTTCCGCAGATATCCCAGCTTCCGGTTCTGTATGGCGGCACGGGCGCTACCACCGCTGCTGGTGCGCGGACTAGCCTTGGGGTTCCTGCTCTTGATGGAACCGGCGCAACCGGGGCGTGGCCAATAACCATCTCTACTGCCACCTCCAACGGCTACGGAACGAGAACGGTTTCCACCAGCGCCCCGACTGGCGGCTCCAATGGAGACATCTGGTATCAGGTAGCGTCGTAATGCCGCGCTCCATCTCCGTAAAAGACGGCGGGGTCATTAAGACGGTGACTCAAGTCTATGTGAAGGACGCGGGTGTCTGGAAGAACCCGATTGCCATTTACATCAAGCAGAGCGGAGTATGGAGTCAGGTTTACCCTTCAAACAACCCATCAGGAACATTCAGTGGAGCTACATTCTCTGAGGTTCCCTTCAGTGGCTCATATTCGGAGAATTAAAATGGCTGAACCCACGATTGGCAGCACGTTCGTGGTTGGAAAACTAATGTCTGCCTTTGCAGGATTTTTTGGTGGCCTGTCGGTATCATTCTTCTGGCAACCAAAAAAACTTCATCAATACGGTAGACTGGCTGCTGGTGCAATCATTGGCGGAATAGCAGTTGCTGCTGCTTTTGCCCTTGGTGGTGTAGTTGCAAAACATCTAGGGGTGGACATAAATGAAGCAGATACTGCTCTGGGTATTGGTTATTGCATCGGTGTTCTGTCTGTCGGTGTTATATCACTCCTTGCCAACTTCTTTGACCGCAGGGAAGACCACGACATCCTCCAAGTAGCTGGTGAGCTTCGCGGCAGCAGGACGAAACCGAAAGCCAAAGCGAAGAGGGTTCGTAGATGAGCACCACTCTCCTGTTCGTTGTTGTCACCTTCATCGACATCACCGCTGCCATCATCATCTTCTGTGGCGCTCTGTCCGAGCGTATGCGTCTGTATCCGGCATGGCACAAGATTGGCCTGATGGTTGCTGTGGGTGGCCTAGCTGCTCAGGCGTTCCGGAACATTCAGTTCCTGATTACCGGAGTCTCACCAAGTGACGCCAGCGCCCCGCTGTGGGTTCTAAAGGATGCGGGTATCGCAATCATCGCCTACTGCTACCTCTACATCGGAATCAAGGCGCACTTCGCAAAGCCCGTCGCTAAACCTGTTCGTAGGAGGGTGAAGAAATGAGTGACTTTGACTGGAAGAGCCTTCTGAAGTCTGTAGCGCCCACTGCCGCCACCATGATTGGTGGCCCTTTCGCTGGTATGGCTGTTGAGGCGATTGCCGGTGCGATCGGTGAGCCCAACGCCACCAAGGAGCAGATCATCGAAAAGCTGCAGGCAGGAACTATCACCGCCGAGCAGATGACTGCACTCCGAACCGCTGAAGACGGCCTGAAGATCAAACTCCGCGAACTGGATATCGATCTGGAGAAGGTTCACGCGGCAGACCGCGCCAGCGCCAGAGACATGGCCGCAAAGACCGGTGATGTATGGACTCCCCGGATTCTGGCCTTCGTGGTTCTGGTGACATGGGGCGTTGTGCAGTATCACCTGCTGACCGCTGTGGTGGACTCGACCATGCGTGAGCTGGTTGCCCGCCTGCTGGGAACGCTGGATGCCGCCCTGATGGCCGTCCTCTATTACTACTACGGTTCTTCGGCTGGCTCCGCCGCCAAGAACGAAGCTCTGGCGAAAAAAGAATGACTCAGCTCACTGCAAACTTCTCCCTCGAAGAACTGACGCGCTCAGAGGCTGCGGATCGCAACGGATGGGACAACACCCCAAACGAGCAGGAAGCGGCCAACCTGAAGCGATTGGCGGGCCTTCTGCAGCAGGTTAAGACGGCAGTTGGCGGTAAGGCGGTCATGATCAACTCGGGATTCCGGTCGAAGCAGGTCAATGACTCCGTGGGGTCGAAGGACAGCAGCCAGCATAGAAGTGGTTGTGCTGCCGACATCCGTGTTCCGGGGATGAAGCCCCGCGAGGTGGTGGAAGCCTGTATTGCTGCTGGTGTGCCGTTTGACCAGATCATCCTTGAATTCGATTCGTGGACGCACATCTCGGTGCCGAGCCTTGAGGGAGCCCAACCACGCAATTCCCGATTGATTATCGACAAGCAGGGCACCCGCCCGTTTGCGTGAGGTGTAACAGATGCCGCTATCGAAGCTGCAGTTTAAACCGGGTATCAACAGAGAGAACACCAACTACGCCGGTGAAGGCGGTTGGTATGACGGCGACAAGATTCGCTTCCGCTCTGGGTTCCCGGAGAAGATCGGTGGCTGGCAGAACCTCGCTGCGTCTGTCGGCGGGGCGGTCAACACCTACAAGGGCGTGTGTCGCAACCTCTGGAACTGGATCACGCTGAACAGCAGCAACCTGCTGGCACTGGGCACGGAGCAGAAGCTCTACATCGAGAACGGCGGGACTTACTACGACATCACCCCGATCCGTAACACCACCACCATCAACACCGATCCCTTCGCTATCACCAGCGGCTCCAAGCTGGTCACGGTCACGGACAACGCACACACCGCAACGGTCGGCACCTACGTCACATTCTCGGGCGCTACCGGGGCGAACTACACGGCGTTCAACGCCGAGTTCGAGATCGTCGTAATCATCAATGCGAACAGCTACCAGATCATCCTTCCGACCGCCGCCGCTGCGACTGGCTCTGGTGGTGGCGCTGCGGTCTCCGCTGCCTATCAGTTGAACTCCGGCAACTCCGTGGTCTCTTCCGGAACCGGCTGGGGTGTTGGCCCTTACAGCCGCGATGGCTACGGCGAAGAGTATTCCGGCACTGCCGTGGTTGAGGAAACCAACGCGCTGCGTCTGTGGTCGCTCGATAACTACGGACAGGACTTGGTGACGGCGATCCGGGAAGGTGCGATGTATTACTGGGTCGCAGATACCACGACCGCGCCTCCTCGGGCAGTGACGCTGGAAAGCCTTGCGACGTTCTACGGCTACAGCGCAGCCTATGTCCCCAACCGGGTCTACGAGATTCACACCTCCGGTGTGCAGCGGTTTGGTATCGCTGTGGGTGCAAACCCATATGATCCGACTGACTCGGAGACTGCGTTCGATCCGATGTTGGTGCGCTGGTCTGACCAAGAGAACATCTTCCAGTGGGTGCCTGCTGCGGACAATCAGGCTGGCGAGCTTCGCTTATCGCACGGCTCCCAGTTGGTCACGGGAAGGCATGGTCGGCAGGAGTTCGTTGTCTGGTCTGACAGCGCCGTCTACTCGATGCAGTATCTCGGCCCACCCTACATCTGGGGCATAAACCTGCTGATGGACGGTATCTCCATCGCCTCTCCGAACGCTGTAGTGGGTGCCAGCAACATCATGATGTGGATGGGCACTGACAAGTTCTACATCTACGATGGCGTCGTGAAGACGCTGCCCAGCACTGTGCGGCAGTATGTGTTCGACAACTTCAACTTCGACCAGAGCTTTCAGGTGGTTGCTGGTGGCAACGAGCAATACAGCGAAGTGTGGTGGTTCTATCCTTCCGCTGGCAGCAACGTGAATGACAGCTACGTCATCTACAACTACCTCGACAACACATGGTATTACGGCCTGCTGAACCGCACGGCATGGATGGATTCCCCGCTGCGCTCCAAGCCTATGGGTGCATTTAGTGTGCGAACGACCTACCTGTCCGCGCAGGCAAGCGATACGGATACCACGCTGAACGTCATTGATGCGTCATCCTACCCATACACCGGTGTCCTGATCATCGACAGCGAGCAAATCTCCTACACCAGCCGGACGACCACGGCCCTGAGCGGCTGCACACGAGGTTTAAACGGCACAACTGCAGCCTCCCACGTTGCCTACTCAACGGCTGGATTGGTGGCACCAAATCAAGTCATGTTCCACGAGACCGGTAACGATGACCTGACCACTTCGACTCCCGTCCCGATTGAGGCGTATGTCAGCTCGTCCGACTTCGACATCGGCGATGGTCACAACTTTGGCTTCGTCTGGCGGATCATCCCGGACGTCACCTTCGACGGCTCGACCACAGCATCACCGAAATATCCTGCTGTAACAATGGTTTGCAAGCCACGGCAGTTCTCTGGCTCGGCATACGGCACTCCGGATTCCCCGTCAGTCACCAGCACCCAAAGCTACAACACGCAGCGCGTTTACACGGTGCAGCAGTTCACTGGGCAGGTCTACACCCGGGTGCGGGGTCGTCAGATGTCGTTCGAGATTCGCTCCACTGAGCAGGGTGTGGCGTGGCAGTTGGGTGTGCCGCGTGTAGACATTCGTCCGGACGGTCGTAAATAATGACTCTGGTTGTCACCTCTGAATATCAGCTCAATCGGGTCGCAACGCCTGTATTGCCGGTAGCCCCCACGGACTACAACGAGCGGTATCAGAACCAGCTCAACAACATCCTGCGACTGTATTTCAATGAACTGAACAACATTGTGGGGCAACTGACAGCGACTATGGCATCCTTACCTATCTCCTTCCCCGCTGCCTCCGTCGATGCCTTTGGGCGCTTGCGAGTCAGCAACCCATACACCCTGTTCGATAGCCAGAACCGCTATCAGAAGGACACGCAGTTCAACGAGACCCTGACCGGATCGGGAACCTCAACCTACGTCGCCAACGAGTCCAGCGTCGATCTGGCCGTGACTACCGCATCAGGCGACAAGGTTGTTCGTCAGACCAATCGGGTGTTCCCATACCAGCCGGGTAAGAGCTTGGAGGTGCTGGCAACCTTCGTGATGAATGCAGGGAAGACCAACCTGCGGCAGCGGGTAGGCTACTTCAACACCGACAACGGGGTGTTCTTCCAAGTCAGCGGAACAACCAATTCCTTCGTCCTCCGCACCAATACCAGCGGCACCCCGAGTGATGTCCGGACGGTGAATCAGGCTGATTGGAACGGCGACAAACTGGACGGCACGGGCGCTTCGGGACTGACCTTGGATATCACCAAGGCGCAGATTCTCTACATGGACTTTGAATGGCTTGGCGTTGGGTCGGTGCGTTGCGGCTTCATCATCAACGGCCAGATCATCATCTGCCATACCTTCAACAACGCCAACGACATCGACAAGGTTTACATGACCACGGCGATCCTGCCGATACGGTATGAAATCGAGAACACCGGTGCCGCAGCGTCCGCCTCGACCTTGACCCAAATCTGCTCTTCAGTGATCTCTGAGGGCGGGTATGACCAGAAGGCTACGCCGCAATGGGCTCGGAGAACGACAACCCTGACCGGGGTCAGCACGACCTTCGTCCCGATTGTTTCCATCCGCCTGAAAAGCACGGCGCTTGGTGCGGTGGTCATCCCGTCTGTGTATCACGCTATCCCCATTGGTTCGATCCTCGACTACGAAGTGGTCTTGATGCGGAACCCCACTTTGACCGGCGCATCTTGGGCAAGCAACTCGTCCAACGTGGAAATGGATGTAACGGCGACGGCGCTGACCGGCGGCACCATTGTTGATCTGGACTACGTTTCAGGCAGCAACCAAGGCAGCGGTGTGGTCAGCACCGGATCGGACTACAACTTTGACCTCCAGCTTGGCACAACGCTGG